AAAAAAAACCTCGGTATAAGGTAAAATGAATACGACAAATATAGCAATTGGTGTCGTGGTCGTAGTTGTGATATTGATTGCTGCATATTTTATGATGGGTTCTAAGAAATCAGAGGTTCCAGCCCCAGTGGCTCCAACCCCAGAGGCTCCAACCCCAGAGGCTCCAGCCCCAGAGGCTCCAGCCGCACCTGTGGTACCTCCACCCCCCAAAGGTGTAGTTAATGTTAGATATGTGCGTTTGGAACGTCCATCTGTAAACTATCCAGGTAATATCATAAACTTGGCTGAGGTCGAAGTATTTGACGAAAATGATGTGAATGTGGCTGCGGGTAAAACTGTTACAGGGGGTCCGGGTGTACACATCGCTGGCCCACTCGCGAGATTGGTTGATAAAAATAAAACTCCAGCTAACTTTGCACACACACAAGGAAATGGTGCTAGTTTCATGCAAATTGATTTGGGTAGTGCTACAACCGTTAAGAAGATTGTGATTACAAACCGATTAAACTGTTGCCAAGATCGCACAGAAAATATGAAAGTCAAACTATTGGATGCCGATAACACTGTTTTGAAAACTACTGATGTTGTGAATAAGGGACAGAAAGAAATGATAATGGATTTCATTGATCCAGAATCTACTTGGGAATATTTGCCAATGTAAACCTAAGTCACCCCAACCACTACTAAAAAGTAAGACCAAATATGTACTCCACCATCGCCAACAACAGCTTCTCCTATCTCCTCACTCTAGATGAGTTTAGGAAGGAGCTTCCCGAGGAGACACGACCGTCTTGGATAAAGATTACGACAATCACTATGGTCTCAAGCTTTATCCAAGAGATTAACATTAAAAAACTGCGCTACATCTTTGAAAACTTGGAGTCCTTTAAATTGAGACGATGTGGGACCAAGAGTGATGGGGGTTTTGAGTGGAAGTTGAAGCCTACCACGTTCTATAACCAGGTGACCCTCACGTATCACGACAGTTACAGTACCAAGTCTGTGAAGGTGTTCCCAAATGGTTCAATCCAAGTGGCTGGGTGTTGTGACCTGTTTGACTGTAAGCGTATCATCACCCAGTTGACCTACATTTTCAAAACATTTTTGGGTATGGAGATGAAGGTTCCAGTCGATTCCTTCCGAGTGGTCATGATTAATTCAAACTTCAGTCTCAATTACAAAGTGAATCTGATGAAGGTGGCACAGTGGTTTGAAGAACACAATGAAATTTTCAAAGTCTCCTTTGAACCCGATAGGTACAGTGCAGTCAAGATTAAGTTCAAGCCTGCCCAAGATATGAAGGAAATCACAACAAGTATATTCTCCACAGGTAAGATTATCATCACAGGGGCGGAGACCCTCAAAGAGATTGCTTTCGCGTACAATATTATTAATCAACATATCAATGAGCAACCCTCGATTCGTGTGGGGCGCACGGAGGACACAGATGTATTTGATGTATATTTAGGACACAAGTGTGAACCTATGGTTGAACACTTGAGGGCAAAGGGATTTAAATCGTGGCTTCAGACGATTACGAATAGGCAAATTAATTTCTAATCATAATGTAATATAAAATGTCTCAACGACTTGGAATGGCCGATGGGCGATGCTTCACCCTCAACTCCTCAGCCCAACTTACGAACAACTATATCATGCAACAAAATGGTATCGCCTTCGAAGACAACTATTCGTACCGCCAACTTCTCCAAAAGTCCGGTCCAGAACTCATCAGTAAACTTGCCGAACAATCGAGAACCACGTGTGATCCTTGTGATCGATACACGGATATCTCCAAGACGTACTAACTGAGCTAAATCACGAAAAAAACTTTAAAACCATACTCTAGAATGTCGCCATGTGCCATATGTCTCAATAACGTGAGATCAACGAGGACCAACCCTCCGATCCGTTGTGGACATACGTTCCATTCGCACTGTCTAGAGGAATGGAAGAGTAAAGGTAAGAATACCTGCCCCCTATGTAGAAAAATATTTGACGTTTCGCAGTTTAAGGTGACGATCACGGTTCAGAACAATTACACAGCATCTTCAAATGCTGTGTCCTTGGAGACTGACGCCATTTTTAACATTATGGATATATTTGATATGTCCTTCGATGTCGAGAACACGGTAGACTTAGAGAGTCTTTTTAACGATCTTGGAATGAGTTTGTCCGACCTTGATCCCCTTGTCCTTGACACAGAATGAACTACAGTAGCGCTCATAGTTTAGACCTGGATAATCTCTAGAAGCCTTGCGAGGGTCTTTGATGACCTTTCCCTTCGCATCCGTCAGAAGTGGACCCGTAGCCCAACCCCTCTTGTGACTGAATATATTAGCTTTGAAGACGATACGCTTCCCGACTTGGAACCTACCAGCTCTCTTTATTCTCGATTCTGGAATCTTGAAGAACTTGGCGACTGATGTTTGGGTATCCCCAGGTTTAATCTTATATTCCACGACACCGTGTTGACGGTAGAAATGGAAGTCACCTTGGCGGATGTAGTTTGTGGGTCGCCCAGGGCACACAAACATCATGACCTTGTAGTATCCCTTTTTACACTTGGTACCCGCATCCACTTTGTAGACTTTTGTGGGATTATCCGAAATCACGCGTCTAGGGAGGTCCTTACAATGGGTGTAATCGTGGGGGCGATTTGAAAGCCCTGAGCGGTCACCGGGAATAGACTTTTGCCAACGATAGGCTTCATAGTCCCCAACCGCGTATGCGTAGCAGTTATTGTTCCCAATACCAGTCGCGGTACCCCACCGCTTATTGGTGAACTTCTTTTCAGAACCACTCAAAGGGAGTTCTTTCATTTGTAATCTGTGTAGAAAAAAATATTAATACTAAGTAAAATGCAAGTTGTTGATAAAGTTGCCAAGTCTCAAAACAAATCTGATATGCTCATGGAGTTTCTCATCTTTGTGCTCAGCATTCTTATCAGCACGTTCGTGATTCGTTTTGCTTGGAATCGCTCTCTTGTGAAGCACATCACCATCCTCAAGCCAATTTCTACGATGTTTGACGCCTTTATCCTTGCGTTGTCTTTGAGCATTATTCGTGCTTAAACTTCACTGTAACCCACAATCTTTTCACCATTTGGGCCGACGAGGGTTGGGTAGGCATCCATACCCGAACACTCCTCTGTATCGCAATCCACAAATCGGTGAGGTTTTCCATTCTTCTTCATATGATCTAACTGTTTACGAGTCCAACCACACCCCATGGTCCCGTACACAGTCCACTGTTTCCCGTCTGGCGCTGGAGCCGACTGTCTCGTTCTATAGAGAATTGTGAGAGCAGCGAGAATGAGAATGAGAGTAACGATTTGTGAGCGTCGCATAGTTGTATAGTATACCCTCACATATTTTTTATGAATGCGCATGTAAAAAAATACATATTATATTATATAATGCAAGGCGACAAAGAAGTTAAAAAATTACAAAAGATGAGGGAGACTCAGAAGAAGAAAGTAGAAAAAAGCTTTAAAAAATACACTAAAAAATACGTTATAAATAGTAGACAGACTCCTAGGTATGAAAAAAAGTATGAAAAAAATTTAAATAATTTGAAAAATATAAATAAAAAACTTAATAATAATGCGTCTAAAACGATAATGAGAGAAAAGGGTTTATTGGGAAAAAATAAAGCGATGTCACTTCTTAACGAAATAGAAAGAAAAGGAAAAAACGTACCAAACATACCACAAAACATAAAAAATGTCATATCTAATCAATTGAAAGCTCGACCAAAGATAGACACGACTCGAGAATTGGTCTCAAATTTTAAAAAATATCCATTCCATATTCAGAAGAAGATTCAATCTTTTTTGTATAAAACGAATACACCAGTCAAAAATATTATGAGTTATGAAAGACTCAAGTATATAATGAATACTATTAACTCCAACACAAACAAAATGGTATACAAACCGGCGACGGTTTCAACAAAAATGAAAGCGTTTGATCGCGAATTCAGAGAACTTTATAATTCTGGTAAAACGTACAGAAATATACAAAATTTCATAAACGTTCTGAATAACGCGTTCAACTAGGCTGTTTGAAAATCGAGGTACCCTCACATATTTTTTATGAATGCGCACATTTGTTCCTTGGTCAATTTGGGGTCTAACTTGAACATCTTCACAAGGTCCTCCTTTTTATAGAGTCGACATTTACGTGTATCAATCTTGAGGTCGCCATTTGCGTTGATAAACACTTTTGGTCGCTTCACCGGAGTCTTTGGTTTTGGTTGAAGTCTCTTTTCAATGTTCCTCACTTGGTTCATAACCGATGGGTCTCTACGACGAATTGGCGCTCTCTTTATGGGTTCCTTCTTCTTTTCAGCCTCTCGTTTAAGAACTTCGACTGCGCGTCTAATTGCACTTCCACCCCCATTTGTCTGTCTAGGTGCAGATTTTGGTTTGGTTTGGGTCACAGGCTTTCTTAAGATTTTACTGAGAATACCAGTCTTTTTTTCAGATAGAAATGGGTGCTTTAGAATAGTCTCAAATGTTGGAAGACCTTCGTGTTTTACGAGACGGAGACGCATATCCTTTATGTATGGACTATTCACACCGAGATACTTTTCTGGGAAGAGTTCTTTCACAAAATTCTTCACGGACGCGTGCTTTGTGTATTTTTGGATTATATTGAGAAAGTAGTGCGCATCATACATTGGGTGAGATTTGGTGGAGATACCATACGCCTTCAATTCACCGTTTGCAAGTTCTGGGTTCTTCATACCATCGATGGTCGTCATCCCAAAGTCGATAATGATTGGTTTGAGATTACCCGTAATCAACACATTATTCCAGTGAAGGTCGTGGTGTCTAAACTTTGGGTACTTTGTCTGAATCTCATACAGATTTTGAATAAGTCGTGAAATCACAGTCTTATAGTCGGACACGGAGGGATTTGTACGAATCCAGTCCTCGAGGGTCATGCCTCGTATGTATTCAAAATACAGAAAGTCCTTGTTCTCACACGTCTTGAAGTGATACATACGGGGAACCCCCATACCTTTCAACTTTTCCGCGATACGATACTCCATCTTGGCTGAGGGTTCTGATGTAATTTTTATAGCAACCTTGGTTTTACAGGCGTCGTCGAGGCATCCGTAAAAAACCGCGCCATATTGACCTTCCCCAAGTTTTCTAAGATTTCGACCCTTTTGAATTGTAACACCGGTGTTGGAGAACAATTGCTGTTTGGGCGCACACGCCTTCGTACCTCTCAAAAGTTTCTTGAGTTCTTGACCGACTGCATTCTTCTGTGCGTCGGTCTTCGCATTATTGGCGATGTATACAAGTTCTGCGAGCTTGACCATTCTTAATGTGGGCTGAGAAAAGATTCATATGAGAGTTGAAACACTCGTATCAATCTTGAGATTGGGGGGATGGTGGGTATATTTATTCGTCATCTTCGTCAACTTCAATATCGTCATCAACTTCCTCGTCTTCTTGGAGGTCAAGACCTTGGAACGCGAAGGCGGGAAGCTTCGTAGATTGTTCAAGGAGACACTGTTGGAGGCGCATAGTCACACCAAACTTGTTATCGATGAACCAGATTGAGCTCAAATCAACAATGGCCATAACCTTTTGGCTCTTCTCAATCGTATCAAGTTCAACCGGAGTCTTTTGCATAGAATAGGCCTCTGGAACAAAAGAACCATCGGGCTTCGTCGCAATCTTGAGCTTCATCGTTGAAGGGTATTGCTCCTTACCTGGGCGAACCATTGGCTTGTAGAGCGCTTCACGGAGCACCGCAACATTGAACTCCTTCCCAAGCCATTCCTTGGAGTTCGCAGCCACCGTGTTCACGATAATTTCGTCCAACTCCTTCAACTTGTCGTGAAGCTCCATAGCCTCAGTGTTATCGGGGTCAAAGGAGAGGTCAAGAGAGTACGACGTGCGTCCGGTACCCTCATCAGTAAAGGCACTCAAACCAAATGGAGAGCGCATAAATGGAAGTTGAAGATAGATTTTTTTGTTGTCGCCACCGTTCAAGTAGACGGTCTTACCGCCATTCTTATTCTTACGGAGTTTTGAGAAGCCCACAGAGGAGGCAGAGAATTCGGAGGATCGTTGGATAGCAAGCGACATTGTGTAGAGGGTATTATATATCTTCTTGGAGTCTCGACTTTAAGTCAGTTTTTTTGTGTGACTATTATAAAACTAATCATGGGTCTTTTTAAAGATTGTGGCTGTGGATGTAACGGTCGAAAGCAACAGGAGAAGTTCATCACTTCCCTCATTTCGGGTTTGACTTTTTTCATTGTCGCAAACCCAGAGACGTTCCGTCTCGTCAGGCGGGTTCTCGGTCCACGCATCGCGACCCCCAATGGGTGCCCATCCACGATGGGTCTCCTCGTGCACTCAGTCGTCTTTATCCTCATCGTGTGGGGTATGATGAACGTAAAGAAGGAGGAAAAGGTGGTTATGGGTCCATCTGCGTGTGGATGCGGTGAGACGAAGGGTACGAAGGTTGTCCTCCCACCCCCCAAAATGGTTGACGCGCCACTCCCAGAACCAGGGTTCCAAGAACCCCAATTTCAATTTATGGATTCTGGACTTGAATTGGACGCGCTTGATATTAACTCTATATAATGAGGACAAACGACGTATCTGTTGTCTGTTCAATTCTAGAATACTTTACATGTTTAATTTGTTCATACAAACTCTCCACGTGTTTATCGGTAATTGTAAAACATTTTTCGATAAATATTGTACCGTTGTGTTCCACAATCAGTGGTCCGGGTCTGCCAACAACTGATTGTAAAATGTTCACCATATACATTCTATGTGGTTCTTGTCTTTAAAAGTCTTCATCAAAGCCAATCTCCGTGGACTCGTCGTCTAACTTCCCATAGTCCCCAACCCGCTTCTCAAAGAAGTTGGTCTTCCCATCCAAGCT